TTATTGAATTTGATGGGATATACTGGCATTTGGATATTGAAAAAGAGGCTGCAAAAGATAAATTTTTAAACTCAAAGGGGTTTGAAATATTACACGTAACTGACAAAGAGTATTTTAAACATAAACAAAAAACATTAAATAAATGTATAGAGTTTTTAATTGAATGAAGCTTCCACAAACCATAGCATCAAATACTAAAAAAATTGAAATTTTAACACCAAAAGGATTTCAATCTTTTTTGGGCGTGAATAAGATTAAAAAAAATAAGTATATACATTTAAAGTTTGAAGATGGAAACGAACTTAAATGTTCTTTAGATCATCCATTATCAACTATCAATGGTATTACTAGGGCAAAAGACTTAGATAAAGAAACTGAAGTCTTTACACAAAATGGTGGTACATTTCTCAAATCATATCGCATAATTAAAAAGGAAGTTGAACTATTTGATATAGTAAATTCTGGCGAAGATCATCTATACTATTCAAATAATTTAGTATCTCACAATTGTAGCTTCCTGGGTTCTGTAGACACTTTAGTTTCATCATCTAAACTTCAATGTTTAGTATATAATGATCCAATAACTAAATCTGAAGGATTGGACGTATATGAAAGACCAATATCAGAACACAATTATATGATAACAGTTGATGTCTCAGAAGGCACTGGTAAGGATTACCACGCATTTATCGTATACGACATAACTAATATACCATATAAAATAGTAGCAAAATACAAAAACAATGAACTTAAGCCTATGTTACTTTCGGACATTATATACAAAGTAGCAAATTCTTATAATAGAGCTTATGTTCTAATTGAAATTGCCAGCGTTGGAGATCAAGTAGCAAAAGACTTACAATTTGACTTAGAATATGAAAATCTTCTAATGTGTTCTATGAGAGGAAGAGCAGGTCAATTGGTGGGCCAAGGATTTTCAGGTAAGACTTCACAACTTGGTATCAAGATGTCAAAGCAAGTTAAGAGAGTTGGATGCTCTAACTTAAAAACTGTTGTGGAAGATGATAAATTGATAATAAGTGATTTTGATATAATTAGTGAGCTTACCACATTTGTATCTAAGAATAACTCGTTTGAGGGGGAGATTGGAACAAATGATGACTTATGTATGTGTTTAGTAATTTTTGCCTGGTTGATAGTTCAAGATTATTTTAAAGAGATGACGAATAATGATATTCGTAAAAGAATATATCAGGAACAAAAAGACCAAATCGATCAAGATATGTCTCCATTTGGATTTATAAATGATGGGGTCAATACCAATGATGAAGTTATAATAGAAAAAGAGACTGGCGATTTATGGCTTATTGTAGATGAAAAAAATATTTTACCAATGGAAGTTTGGAATGTAGACGAATATGGAGATATGTCAAATGGATTTGATTATATGTGGAATTACAATTAACAACTTTACGAGAAACCAGTTTTTATAAATATTAATAGGAAATAAAGACTTCGAGCTAGAGGTAAAAAGATGGCGGTAAATTTAGTTTCTTCTGGGGTTAATATTAGAGAAGTAGATTTAACTAGAGGAGGTGTTGTAGCCGGTTCTTCCGTTATTGGTGCTATAGCAGGGCCATTTGTAATGGGTCCAGTACTGGAACCGGTGCTAATTGAAACAGAGAACCAATTATTAGAAGTATTTGGTAAGCCTCAAATCGCTGATGACCAATATGAATATTGGATGAGTGCATCAAACTACTTATCATATGGTGGAGCATTACGGGTAGTCAGAAGTGGCATTAATAGTACTACCAGACTAACAAATGCACATTATAACACAGGTGTTGGAAGTACTTTAATACAAATTTATTCGGATGAGGATTATAATAATAATCATACTCAAGATGATGAATGGAGATATAGCTCAAAAAATCCAGGCTCTTGGGCAAATGGACTAAAAGTATGCGTTATAGATTCTTTTGGGGACCAAATTATAAGTGGTATCACTACTAATGCCACAGAAACTGAAATATTTACTGCACAATTATCTACAACTGGAAACATATCTGCAAATGCAAGTACAATAACTGGAATTAGTACTACATCAATATCATTAGGACAAGTTATACAAACTCAACTTTCTGGCGTACTAGCATCGTCTACAACTGTAGTAGGCATAGGTAGCTCTGTAATTGATATATCACCAACATCAATAAATCCTATATCAATTCAAAATATATCATTTAGTTTTGGTAGTGTAGCTATTAGTACTTCTGGAGCTTCAATTCTAGTAGGATACGCAGTAACTCAAAGACTAACTCAAACTGCTGCGGTGGGTTCTGGTATTGTAACATATTCGGGTTATTTAAGAGGACTAGTTACTGAAGTCAATTCAAATGATAAAATAACAGTAAAAATTACAGATAGAGTTGATCAATTAGGAGTATCTTATCCAGTTTCTTATTCAAATCCAGGAGACCCTAGTGTTGATGAAAATGCATTTTCGTTTGATACTTCGCGGAATGAGAGTATATATGTTACTGCAGTTGGAGGATATGGAAATAATGAGTTTTCTGCAGGTAATTTAACCATTTCGGATTGGTATGATAATCAAGTATTGCAGTTGGAAAATAATAGAATATTTTGGAAATCTATTGCACCAAAGCCAGGTACTTCTCAATATTCATTAGAAAGAAATTCCAAAGATGATGAAATACACATAGTAGTAATAGATGATACTGGAAGTATCAGTGGTTCTTCCGGTGCTATATTAGAAAGATATTTAAATCTATCTAAAGCTATTGATGGTAGAATATCTCCATCACAATCAATATATTATAAGAATTATGTCAACAACAATTCTAAATTTATATATATTGGAACCCAAGAAACTGGAGTTGCATCAAATCTAACTGCAACTGGAAGTGTACCTACAGATTACACGGTATCTAGTGGATTTTGGGATAATCCCACACAAAATAGTAAATTTAATGTAGTAGGGTCTAAAATTTATGCCCTAACTGGTGGAAGAGATTATAGTGGGGTGAACTTTGTTGGTGGATATTCTACATCAACTTCAGATGTCATCTCTGCATATGATGTTTTTACAAATGCGGCAGAATATGATATTAATTACTTATTAAATGGACCTTCCGGAGGAAGTAGCATTTTTGAAGCACAGGCCAAAGCACAATCGCTAATTAGCATTGCAGAGGCAAGAAAGGATTGTATTGCGGCAATTTCTCCATATAAAGATGATATAATAAATCAACCAAATTCAAATATACAGACAAATTCAATATTGAAGTTTTTTGGACCATTGCCTTCATCATCATATGCTGTATTTGATAGTGGATACAAATATACGTTAGATAGATTTAATGATAGATTTGTATATATTCCATGCAATTCAGATGTTGCAGGACTTATGGCTAAAACATCTATAAATAATTATCCTTGGTTCTCTCCAGCCGGAAGTAGTAGAGGAGCATTGAACAATGTAATAAAGCTTGCATATACTCCAACCCAAGCACAAAGAGACCAGTTATATACAAATAGAATAAATCCAATCATATCTTCTTCTGGATCTGGCACAATATTATTTGGAGATAAAACTGCATTATCATATGTATCTGCATTTGATAGAATTAATGTTAGGCTACTATTCTTAACTTTAGAGAAATCTATAGAACAAGCTGCTAGAGCCCAATTATTTGAGTTTAACGATGCAATTACTCGTTCAAATTTCATCAATATTGTAGAACCATACTTACGTGATGTGAGAGCGAAAAGAGGAATAACTGAATTTCTTATTGTTTGTGATGAAACAAACAATACTCCAGATATAATTGATGCAAATCAATTCAAGGCTGATATTTTTGTAAAACCTGCAAGATCTATAAACTTCATAGGTCTAACTTTTGTAGCTACAAGAACTGGAGTTTCATTCTCCGAAGTTGTAGGAACTGTTTAATCTAATAGGAGAAGAATCAAATGGCTAACGAAGCAACAACCAATTTACCACAATTTACAGAAAGAACTATCAATGATTTTAAATCAAGATTAGTTGGTGGTGGTGCCAGACCAAATTTATTCGAATGTGTACTAAACTTTCCTACTGGATTGGGAGTAACTCCAGATATTGATTTTAGATTTATGATAAAGGCCGCCCAAATTCCAGGATCCACAATTAGTACAATTCCGGTTCCATTTAGAGGAAGAACACTTAAAATAGCTGGAGACCGTTCATTTGAACCTTGGACTATTACAGTCATTAATGATACTAATTATAAAATTCGCAATTCATTCGAAAAATGGATGAATTTTATGAACCGCCATGACGATAATGCAGGAGTTATTACCCCAGCAGCATATCAAAAGGAAATGTTAGTATATCAACTAGGAAGAGGAATAGCCAACCAAGATGCTAATGCTGGAGCACTTCCAACTACTGCATCAAATATGCCGGTTCTCAAGACATATAAGTTCTTTGGATGTTGGCCTTCTGATATTACCCCGATGGATTTGTCTTACGATAGTTCTGATACAATTCAAGAGTTTCAAGTAACTTTACAATATCAGTGGTGGGACACATATGAAGAAGGTAACACTACCAGTATGCTTGGAACTTCAGAAACTACCTAAATATCTTCGTATATCGTTAGAGATTTTGAATGGCTAAATTATTTGGATTTCAAATTGATGGTACTGAGGATAAAGATAAAAATAGTCAAATTGTATCTCCAGTACCAAAAAATGATGAAGATAAGTCCGATTATTTTATAACTAGTGGATTTTACGGACAATATGTAGATATTGAAGGTGTTTATAAGAACGAAGCAGATTTAGTTAGAAGATATAGAGAGATGTCTCTACATCCAGAATGTGACAGTGCAATAGAAGATATTGTAAATGAGGCTATCGTATCAGACTTGAATGATAGCCCCGTACAAATAGATTTAACAAATATACCGGGTTCAGATAAACTAAAAGATGTTATAAGAAAAGAGTTCAAACATCTCAAAGAGATAATGGACTTTGATAAGAAGGCGCACGAAATATTTCGTAATTGGTATGTAGACGGTAGAATTTACTATCATAAAGTTATAGATTTAAAAAAACCAGAAGAAGGTATTAAAGAAGTACGATATATTGATCCACTAAAAATTAAATATATTAGAAAAATAAAGAAAAATCAAGAAGGGACGCTATCATCTCAAATTAAATCAGTATTATCTAAAAATAATCAACAAAATGTTGATGAATTGATAAGTCCAGAAATTGAAGAATTTTACCTATATGATCCAGCTGCAGGATATTCTGCAACTACATCCAATCTGCATTCTAGTTATTCTGGTGCGTCTCAGGCAGTAAAACTTACAACAGACAGTATTATTTGTGTCACTTCTGGTCTCGTAGATAGAAATAGACAAACTATTCTTTCATATTTACATAAAGCAATCAAAGCACTCAATCAATTGAGAATGATTGAGGATAGTATCGTAATATATCGACTTTCTAGAGCAAGTGAAAAAAGATTATTTTATATTGACGTAGGCAATCTTCCAAAGATTAAGGCCGAACAATACATGAGAGATGTTATGAATAGATATCGTAACAAACTTGTATATAATGCAGACACTGGTGAAATTAAAGATGATAAAAAATATATGGCAATGTTGGAGGACTATTGGCTTCCAAGAAGAGAGGGTGGTAGGGGTACAGAAGTAACTACACTTCCTGGAGGACAAAATTTAGGAGAACTTGCGGACATTGAATATTTTCAAAAAAAATTATACAAATCATTGGGAGTTCCATCCACAAGACTTGATGCTGGTGGTGGATTTAATCTAGGTAGGTCTTCAGAAATTTTAAGAGATGAATTGAAATTCACTCGGTTTGTGGGAAGATTGAGAAAAAGATTCGCCCAAATTTTTGTGGATATGCTTAAAACTCAGCTTATTCTAAAAAATATAGTTACCCTAGAAGATTGGAATATACTATCAGATCACATTCAATTTGATTTCTTATATGATAATCATTTCTCTGAGCTTAAGAAGAATGAAATAATGAATGATAAACTTGGTGTGGTAGCTGCTATGGACCCATATATTGGAAAATATTTTTCTGTAGAGTATGTAAGGCGTTCTGTATTAAACCAAGTTGATGACGAAATTATAGAAATAGATAAGCAAATAGAAAAAGAAATTGAAAGTGGAATAATACCCAATCCTGCAGATATAATGGCACAAGAACAAGGGATATCACAGGCTGCGCCGGGAAATGTTGATACTTTAGGCTCACCGGTTAAAGAACCTGGAGTATCTACTTCAAATATAGAACCTGGAGAAATCTAAATACTAACGAACATTATTTTTTAATTTTATGGAAGATCTAGTTAATATGATTGTTGCGGATGAAAGTCCAGCAGACATTGCAGATAAAATAAAAGAATTACTTTACACAAAAGCTGCAGAAAATATTGAGGGAGTAAAGCCCTATATTGCATCTTCGGTATTTGGTAGCGACGAAGAAGATTGATATTTCATACTAGTAATTTACGATATTACTAGTATGAAATATAGAGAGATTTAGTAAATAATAAATAACTAATATAGTATCTAATATTATAATGACGTTTAAAGTAGTTCAAAAAG